CTATCTGCCTTATTACGACTCTGGCTGGGATGTTGACCACCAGAATATTCTTCAGCACCATCCGCCAATTGTTCTTGTTCCATATAAATGGAAGCATAAGCCTCCATCAAATCTTTAACTTCTATCGATTTCATTTTTTTAGAGACTTTTTAGATATTTATTTAATTTTGGTATTGTAAGTTCTACCTCTCCAGGTAAATTCTTTTTTACCAGAAGCACGAGCAGCGGCAAATGCTTTATCAAAATCACTAGCTGCGCTTCTTCTTCTTTCTATATTTTTTGCTCTTTCCTGTTTTTCAGTATTAGCAGCAGCAGAACGCTCACCAGTTGGTTCTGGTACTGGTTGCGATGCTGCTCTTGTTTCTGCTTCCTGTTGAGCAAGTTTTTGTGCTCTCTGTGCGTTCCTTTCAGAACTAGTTTTATTTGCCTGATCAACACCACCAATTGCTGCAGCAGTCAATCCACTCATTCCAGTAATTGCAGCAGCTTTCTTCAGATCAACACCTTTAGCAGGTGACGCTGGTGGTTGAGGAAGAGAAGGAGCAGTTCTTTGTGGTTGTGCTTGAAGAATTCCTTTGCTCCTCATCGATGCCTTACCACCAGACATTGAAAGACCCAAAGGACCACCCATTGGTTGTCCAGTGATTCTGCTCAATTCCATTGCTCTATCAGACATTCCAGGAATTCTCATTTGTCCGGGAACTTCTGCGGCTGGTTTAGTTGGAAGATATCCCTGTGGAAGTTTAGGGCGTCCTGCAGGTACAGGATCAAGTTTTACCATCCAAGGTTGACCTTTCTTATTAGTGACATCAAAGAACTGATTTAATTGATTATTTTTAGTGAGGAAATTTGGTTGGGTTACACCAGTGACATTCTGTGGTCCCAGTGTCTGATTTGCCTTCAAAGCATTTTGCATTGAGGGGAGTTTGGAAGGAACCTTTGGTTTTGGCATTCCCTTCAGAACTGTCTGAACTGCCTTTTTCTTAGGAAGAAACCCAAGCATTTTTGCAGCACCACCGAGGAGAGTCAATCCAAGTTGACCAGCAGTCATAGCCACTCTATTTTCTTGCAGTTGAGCATCAACCTCCGCAAGATCTTCCCTATGATCGTAGATATAATTTACAACTTCCGTAGCATCATCATCGCTCATTCCATTTTCAATTAAGATTTGATATGCCTCTTCACACACATCGACCTCTTCATAAACAACATCCTCTTGAATGTCATTCTTACTATAAATTGAGTTATATGCTTCCTGTAAGGATTTCATCTTAAAAACGCTTTTTAGATATTTATAAAAAAGAAGCACCCCTTTCGGAGTGCTTCTTCTTGAATGCTTGGCGTCGTGCCTTTGCTTGTCGGAGTGCTTGCGGTTTTAGTTTCCGCTTCTGATCCTTCTTGGAATGGTGCTGCCAGTTTGGAGTGTTCATTATTCCTGGGTATCTGAGGATACCATACGTGAAAATCCTTTGATTTTGTCGAACTTTATGACACTTTCAAATTTGTCATACATATCCGACTTGTGAGAGATAACAAAAATATTTGCGTCTTGAATCACATAACGAATAATCTTAAGGAACTCGTCAGTTCCAAACCCGTCAAGAGAGGAATCAAATACTTCATCCATAATCAGCAGGTTGGTGTTTACAGAGTTTTTGACACGCGCTACTTCACGCCAGGTGAAGAGTAGGGCAAGGTCGATTCTCATCTTTTCACCTTCACTAAAAGAACTGTAAGAGAAGTCTTCATGAATAGGAGACTTGACAGTTTCTTTAAACTCTTCATCAAGATGGAAGTTAATATAAAAATCCATCATCTGAAGATAACGATTGACCTGCTGGTTTATGAAAGGAAGATACTTCTTAATGATCTTCGTCTTTACACCATCGTCCTTGAGTAAGGAATAGGCAAAATCGTGATAAACGATTTCTTGTTTTTTGTCTGCTAAGTATTCGATTGTCTGTTGGAGATTAGATTTAAATTCGTCTAGTTTCTCATGTTCAGAATTTCGGTTTGCAAGGTTCTCGGTAATTGTTTGAATTTCATGTTCAAGATCTCGGATTTGTCGTTGATTTCCGCTAACCCGAGTATTGTTTTGAGAAATGCCATGCGTTAAGTTTGTGATCTCCTTAGATAGGTCATTGAATTGACGTTCCCTCTCTTGTTCAAACTTAATGGTTGATTCCAATTCATCGAAACCTTCCTTTAGTTCCTTTGCCTTATTTTGAACGTCATCAATTTTATTTAACCGGAAGGATTCCTCAATATCTTGCGTACAGGTAGGGCATACCGTATTCTCCATAAAGAATTTGTGCTCTTTCGTAATAGCAGATACTTTTTGGGAGATTTTTCCTCGAAGTGTGTTTAGTTTCGATAACTTTTGTCTAGCACCAGAAACTTCTTCTTGCTTTTTTGTGGTGTTTTGTAGATTTTCTTCAAGTTTTGTATTTTCTTTAAGGTATTCATCAACCTCACTCATAAGTTTTGTAATCTTATTCCTATTACCTTCAATATTCTGCTTACCACGATTCTCCAACTCATCGATAAAGTTTTGTTGCATCTTCATCTTATCTTTGAGTGTCTCTTTCTTCAAATCCATAGATTTGACTTGATCTTTTTGGGTACGAATCTTATCCTTAAGAATGTTATTCATCAGAGAGAAGATGCGAATATCAAGAAGATCTTCAATCACTTCACGACGATTAGCAGTGGTTAACTGCATGAAAGGCACAAAGGTACTACTACCCAGAATCACAATTTGAGTGAAAGACTTGTAATTTACTTTGAGGATATTATCTTCTAACACACGTTGCATAGCACGGTCATCTGCTTCACGATGAAGTTCAGTACCATTTACAACAATATCAAACACACTGGGTTTGATACCACGTCTAACAAGATATTGGCGGGTATTAATTTCAAACTCAATCTCAACCAAACACTCACGCTCATTTGTAGCATTTACTAGTTGTGGTTTATTGATTTTACGAAATGGTTTATTAAACAGAACAAAAGTCAATGCATCCAGCATTGTGGATTTACCAGCACCATTTGTTCCGACTACAAGATTAGTATGATGTTTCTGGAAGTTTATCTCTGTAAACTGATTTCCACTAGAAAGGAAATTCTTATACCTAATCTTCTGAAAAGTTATCATCTAGTCTTGGAGGAATCACAATATCATTCGGTGTTACCACCGCGTATTTGTAATTATAGCGTTTACAAGTCAAAATTGCAAGTGCGTCATCAACTTCTACAACATCCATTGAGGCTTCTTCATCTTCCTCCAGATGCATGGCATAACGTTCAGCGTCATCTTCATCTTCAAATAAAAAGAGCACCTTTTCGCCATATCTGTTCTGTACGGCATAGGCACCCTCTTCCTTTGAATCTCGGAGAGTTAGCAAAAACATTACTCGACCTCGCAAGCTTGTGAATAGACTTTTTGAAGGATTCCCTTAATGATAGTACTATCGCAGTCAAATTCTGCTTCATCAATATAACGATTCAAAATTGAAATTGTGTTTTCACTTTCTTCAACTTCAAATTCTTCGTTTTCTTGGACTACGAAGTTTTCAACAATCTTCAAGTCTTGAATTCCACAGGAATATAACTTATCTATAAATTTTTCAAACTTCTTAGGTTCGGATTTTTTGCGAACGATAACTTTTACAATTTTACCAACATACTCAGTCGTATCAAACATTTGATATGGAGTATCTTCATAGTAAACGTTATAGAACATCCTGTAAGGATTATTAACTGGAGTATGTTCTAGAGTTTCCGTATCGAAGATTGTGAATCCCCTAGGATCATTTACATCATTCCAATACATTTCATATGGATTACCTAGATAGAAGATTCTTCCGTCGTCACTCCGTGTATGGTAGTGACCAGAGAAGACCTTTGCGAATTTCTCAAAGAGGTTGCACTCCATACCGTCTTCCATGACGTGTCCTCGATGCGCTCTAAATCCGTTGAGTTCAAGGTGCCCCATCGCACACGTGCTAGTTGTACCTTTAATAGCGTTGACAGTGTTTTCAAAATTTTCATTGTTAATCCAAGGAATAAAAAGTGTGTTTAATTTGCCAAGTTTAACTTCTGCTGCTTCAGGATATACAATTACGTTCTTGTATTGTCCAAGAAGAAGACCAACAGAGTTGATGGAGTTAGTATCTTTATAATAAGCAGTATGATTTCCAACAATCGTGTGAACTGTCACACCCATTGCCTCTAACCGATCATAATAGTTCTCCTTCGCCCATTCAAGGGACCACAAGTCAATACTACTACGGTTATCGAAAGTATCCCCCATATCAACGACAGTTGTAATGCCGTGCTCCTCCAAATATGGGAAGAATACTGTATCGTAAAA